TGAATCTTCTGTAACTGCTTCAGCCGCCACAGTGATTGTGTTGATGTTCGTTCCTGATGGGATGCTGAATGTGGCTGTCCCCGACCCATTGGTACGGATATTCCCAAAAGGTGTAAAGAGACTAGCAAGCGCACTGGCCGCCCCTGACATCGATGAGTTAAGGCTGTAGCTGATATAAAGTTTCTGTGATCCATTCGTCACAAACGACGGGAATCCAGACCATGTACAGGCGATTGTTAATACTGCGAATGCTCCGCTTGAAGTCAATGATCCACTTGCCGCAGTTAAGACATTCCCATCGTAAGCGGCTGTTGGATTGACTGTAGGATTACTACCACTATCAGCCCACGCAGAAGGACTATATTTTCCTCCGATGGGCTGGCTCCCTTGAATGTTCAAGAACAATTCGTATGCCTTGCATTGAGAAAGCGGCTGTATGGCTTGTCCTGTCAGATTGAATGCTGGCAACTTCACGAAGATCGGCACGCCGATTTTAGAAGCCGTGTATTGATACTGGAACTGAGGCGCCGACCCGATGTATGAAAAAGTTGATCCCTTTGGGAAAGCAGTAGGAGTAGTGCTGTCCACTCCGCGACGAAGATAACTGAGATTGAAACGATTGGCTGCTGTCAGTTCGCAGTTCTCATAGCTGATAAATTCGCAATTGTTCCCATCGGGACTGACAATGGCGGCAAGCGTACCGAATTGATCTGCTGCTGCCTGAGTTGTTCCAATCAATTCAGCTCCCGAAGGGCTCATGTCAACCGACAGGATGCTTCCGATCTGAGTGATAGTGAAGTAGCAATTCCCCGATGATCCGCTCTGAGTCGGATAAACTTTGTCCCCTACCGCATATCCGGTTCCGGGGGATGCGCTGTCCACGCTCCCCGCTGTGACTATTCCCCCGGCGGCTGCGATATTCAATCGCAATCCAGTTCCACCTCCAGATGTAGTTGTGGGAATAGAGTTTGCCGTGCTATATCCTGATGTACCTCCATGCGTTAGGCTCGCCGCGGTCGTATCGGGATCATTCACTTCCGGCAAAGCAGCGGACAGGATTCCAATAGAGCAAATCTCGTTAATCGTCCCGGCAAGCGAATAGTTCACGCCATCCATCGATACCCATATTTGACATCCACCCCAATTCTTGCTCACTCCCGCAGCCATCACGGTCAGCCGATATAGAACTCCTCCTACCTGCTGAGAAGTATTTTGTATGAACGCTGGATACGTTGACCCAGGATCGGCGGCAGCTTGAGTTGGCTGATAGCGGCTTGCAGATTGCGTAGGATAGATCGAAGCACTCGAAGCCCCATACAAAAAGTTTTCTGCCTCAATCGCTTGTATCTGATCTTCATCTTCTTCGACCTTCGTAGTGCGTACTGAAATTCCAGTCGGCAGGACTAGGACATCCATCGGTTCCAAATAGTCGAAAGTGTATGGCAGTGCAAACTTAAATGTCTTGTCGATGTAGAGATTGCGCAGGAGCCGGCAAGCTAGAGCCCATTGTGCTGCATTCCTAAGACAGATAAACTTCCATCCCTGGGCGCTCTCCATGCGGCGCCCATAGAGTCCAATTGCCGCATCGTTCTGTTGGTTGATGAGATCGTTGTTATAGGAATTTAATCGATCATTCCAGTTGCATTGCACATAATTGTACTTATCAGCAGCGGCCACTTCATCTATTGTGATGAAGTCGTCACTCAGGGTGGCTCCCGGCTTTTGCCCCGATGGAAGCAGGATGTCATCCCATGTGAGCACGGCGACAGGATTTGTTGGAGGAGTATAGGTTGAACCATTTCCAACCGCGCTAACCTCTCCATAGGGAACCAGCTTGAGCAGGCCTCCAGAGAAGAATCCGGCCGTATTTCCTGCATCACACCACCCTTTTATAATGTCGGATATTCCGCTCGATGCCTCGAGAATGTCGGATATAAAAAATCCATTGGCATTCCAATATGCGCGCGCGTTTGCCCACGTTCCGGCAATGTCCAGAGCTCCGATCGGAAAATCAATTCCACACATCGGATCGGTAAGGATCAACGATATTGCATCGCACGGATTCGCATCCTGCTGGCCGGGACAAATCGCCTGGCCCACTACCTCATAGTTGTATGGCGGCATTTGAGCAGATTGCCCAAGATCCAGATTTTCACTTGCTACATAGCATATTCCCGTGTACCCGAAAGCGTGGGAGGGATTCGCTGATTCGGAATAGGACCAAGGGTTCTGGCTCTGCGCACCATTGAACAATGTAAAATTCAGAACGGATGAACTGGTTATATTTGAATCTTGGCTTGTGTAGGAATATTTGATTGCCACTGGACGAATCTCGTCTCCTGGATAGAAAACATATCCTCCAATCCATCCTCCGCTTGTGCCAGGAACTACTTGATACTCTCCAGAAGCAGTTGGTGTCACGTTGACAGGAACTCCGGCAGTGTTGGTGTCGATAAAAGTTACCCCCATATCCTGATAAAAGTACGCCTGATTGTCTGGCGTAATGTGGAAAGGTGCGCTGGACGGAATCAGATCGAACTGAGTCTGAATGAAATAATATAGAGAATACAGCCCTGCATAGGTTATAGAAACTACAAGGCCGGCAGATGCGGGACCAAAATAATACGTTCCCGAAGCAGAATCAAACATGAACTCGCCGGCGCCAGGTTGTGTTAATGGAACATAGGGAATTTGAATAAGAGGTACGGTTTGCGTTCCTGTCAAAGTTTTAGGAACTCCGCCGTAATCATTGGTGCTCACTACATATCCAACTTCGTAAACAGCGCCCAGTATAGGAATGATAAAGTTGGCTACGGGTTCAGTAATAAACGGTTGATTTTTTGGGGTTATGCTTCCTCCTCCAGGCGGCACAGTATAAGTTACCGTATTTGATAAATTCACTAATTGCCCACTATCTGTCCATATATTCAGCAGGGATACACATGGCCCCTGGGCTAGTGCGGCAACAATGGTTGCATAATATTCCCAGTAATCTCCCTTCGATCCGAAGATTCCCTTTCCCGATGGTGCGCTCTGCTTTTGAGCGTTGAATCCATAATAATCAAGCAGCTTCGCATGAAGTCTCTGAGTCCCGATCAGGATGGGGAGCGTTGTCCCGAGCACACTTTCGGTGATGGAGAGATTATGAACCGCTCCATCGTAGCGTGCTTGTCCGGGTTGCCTTCCCATTCCGAAGATCGACACTTTTCACTCCCTGAAAACTTCTTTATCTGAGATTACCCTACATTGTCATGGCAAGGGCAGGAGCATGACAAGCTGACGCATTTCGGTTCATGCTTTCCCGCTGCGCACATTCCAGATATTTTTCCAGATGGTTGTTTGTAGCGCCCTGCATTGGCGGGATACTGATGATTTCCTCCCTTGTCACTGCGAGTCTTTCCGTCATTGTTGTCAGACATTCTCTGCTGATTCTCCGTTCTCAGGGGGTTTCCAAAGCGAAAAGAACTTCTTCTTGCATCCCGCCAGGCGTCCCTCATTGGCATGACCATACTGCGCGCCGGTCGCCTTGTGGGTCTGGATGATCTTGCGCGGATACTCGATGACCATGGCAAGATGCCCGTGGCTTTGTCCGGTCAGATAAGCAATCACGTCTCCGGGCTTGACCTGGCTCTCGGTGATCTCGACGCAGCCACATCCCATAACTGATTTGATAAGCCGTTCTTCGCGATTGTGAGCATGGAACTGTGGGCTATACCAGCGCGGCATTGGAGTATCGGAAGGAATGACACCAGCGTCCCGCGCGATGCCCCACATGAGCGTTGCACAGTTGGCGCCGGCTCCGCGCAACGCACCAGATTCGGCGTAGGGCGTATGCAACCAACTCTCAGCGGATTTTAACAACGCGGCGCGGCCTTCGACTTCGTTCATATCGCCCTCATGTATTGCTCAAAGTTCATGGAGCGTTTCCGTTTCGCAGGATAGCGTTTGAACTGGATCACCTGCTGGCCATCACGGCGCTCTGCGCTTCTAAATAGCATCACTCGCAGATTGGGTTCAACTTCCCACCATCTCTCTGCCCAAATACAACAGCGCGGGACTCCCTTGATCGGCTTAAGAGTATGTACTGACAGCACGAACCAGGTGCGCTCGCGCTTGTTGCCGGGGTTGCTCTGCAACAAATCTCCGCGTTTGGGAATCGGCGATCCATCGAGCATATCAAGTGTCAGATGCATCATTTCTCCCAGTCTGTAATCTCTATCTCACACGGCCGTTTCTGGCACGGGAACAAACGGAGTTCCCCCGTAGTTCAAAATCGCATTCAGGTTTCCTTGCAAGTTCTGGCAGGACACAACTGAGTGATTGCATCCCTCCGAGATGCTGAAGGTGTCTCCCACCGTCATATCGAAGAGCGGTGGCGTGTCCAGTTGTATCTGATCTGGCGTTGAACCTGTTCCTGGAGTCCACACAGCCGCGGCATAGCTGATTCCGTTGTTGCGTCCCGAAGTGAATTTAATGACGCCTTGAGAAAATGTCCCGGCGGGACTAATGGTGCTCAAATGTGCTTCGGTTGTAAATGTCCTTGCGTCTACTAACGTCCCGATTGACTGCCCAGTGCGCGTAAACGCCGCTTGGCTCAACGTGCATCCTGCCGAGTA